GTCCGGTTCAACTAATTCTCCTTGGAGAGGAAAAAACACTTCATCTATTCCTCCGTGGTTATCAGGTATTTCTTGGAATGATGATGGTAGTAAATTATATGCAATTACTCTTTGGGGTACGACTAAACAATCTACTGTAACTGGTACTGTTAATCCGGCAACACAGACAAATGCCAACTTTGATAATGGTAATGATGGAACTTCCGGCGGAACTCCATTTAGAACCAACACGATGCCAATAATTGAGTTTAGAGTACAATGATGCCTAAAAGAGAAACAATAGTGAAAGTATTTCTTATACTTATTGCAATTAGTTATTTGATTGGGTTATGGATTGGCCCTAGCCTCGCTGGTAATCGTTATAACTATTAACTTGTAAAACAAAAATTTTTGCATAAAAAAAAAGGACAGGCTGGCCCATAGAGCCAAACCTATCCTAAATGTTTTTTATTGAGTTTTAACTCCCCAAATACCTTTACACTCTCTACATTCCCACAATTTTGTCTGTTCGCTAGAACCGACATAAAAACCCAAGATACGCTTCGCAAGCGTACTTTTATCGCAATACTTACAAGTTTGCTTTAAACTCATTTTCGTTCGCCTTGATTATCTTCTGATAGTAGTTTTTTAATGTAATCATCTACACTTTGTTCGTTGATGTTAGAACCACCAAACGCTGCAAAAAATAACAATGAAACTATAATCAAGAAAACAAACAGGCCAAACCATTCTGCTGTGGACATTACCAATCAACTCCTAAATTTATAAATTCTTCTTTTTCAATAGAGAAGGCTTTTACAATACCGTTCTCTTTACCATATCCCCAAAGGTCATAAACCAACTGGGTATCTTTCATGCAATATTCAACCACTTCATCATACCTTCCCATTTTCCATAACTTAGGTGCATCTGCACTATCCATTAGTTTTGAATCATCCATAGTACATTTAACTAAGTTCTTCAATTGGAATCTTTCTCCGTGTCCTTTTAGTAAATCTTTACTTGTGTCAATGTATTGCTTTGCATTGATATATTTATGAATGCAATAAATGTCCATTGAATCTCTAAGAATAGGCAAATCAAATGCTACGATGTTATGTCCAAGTAATTGTCCACCCTTTTGAAAGTGGTCGTCTAAATCATATTTAAGTTCTTGTAGTGACTTAACAATATGTCCACTTTTTGCGAAAGTATCTACTGGTTCATCAACATAAACCGTTCCCGTACTTCCATCCCATGTAGCCACAGTTGATACTTGAAACATATGAGTATTACCAAAGCCGCCAATCTCATGTGACATATTCTTTGTTTCAATATCTAACGCTAGAACAGACATTTTGTTCACGAACCGTTAGACCAAAGTTTTGAAATCTTTGCACTTTCTTCATCAACGATTATTTCTTCTCCGCCAATTCGTCGCTTTAAGAAAGCAACAATGTTTGTGTTTGCTACTGATAGCATACTGCAACATTCCCAACCTTCATCGCCATAGGTGTCTAGTGTTTCAATTATTACTTTCGGGCCTTTTGTTATGTCAAAAACGACATATGTATTTTCGTACTTCATAGTTTCACTTCCTTTAGTTTAATGTAGTGCGCTCTTCCGATATATTTTATTTCAAATTTCGACGAGGCGTGTTCTTTAAAAATTTCTTCTGTTCTAGACTTTCCTTTACCTATGGCTTTACGCATTTGCACAATGTATAGTTTTTTATTAACCCAACCGTCTTCTGTCTTTTTAGCCATCTCTTCATACTTTTCTTTGAATGGGTTTAAATTGACAAGTGGAGAAGCCATACGCCGTTCCTTTAGGCTCCGTTCAAGCCATTCAATGAGTGATATATAACATTGTCGGGTGATGGCCCCTGCCTGTCTAACATTTTGACCCGTCACTTGGAATCTCTTGCTTTTATCATCAATGTATGGTGCTTGAGCAACTGCACACAATACAGCAAGTTTAGAAGTAGTGATATACAAACGGTTGATAAACAAGTTTGCGACCTCTCTAACGAACAATCCACAATCGTTAATATAACCTACCATGTTTTCATATTCTAAATCTAGCAAAGCATTCGCAGATTCTGTATATTCCATCATAGTACACTTAGTTTCTATTTCACTCTTCCCTTCTTTTAGTTTTTCTTCATATCTTTCCAAGACCAAATCATACATCTTCATAAATTCATCAGAAAACTTATCCATTGGGCCTTGTCTATCCTTAAACTTACCAAACTTTGAAATCTTTTTCTTTCTGATGTTGTGTTGAATTGCTTCTGGCACTTCACGAATATAACATAGCATTCTTTGTAAAAGTCCTGTTTCTGTCATGATTCTATTTAATTCAGTAGGGGGATAAGTCATAGCCAATACAGACCTTTCTCCAAAGGTTTCAACCATATCGCCTTCCTTTAATTGTTTCTTCATCACCCACGATTCGCCATGAAGAGTATTTAACATAGTGTTAAGAAACACAACCATATCTATTTGATGAGAATTAGGGCTAAAAATACCAGACCTTTCAAATTCATCCCAATGGGCTAAACCACTTCCTTCTAAAGCACCTGTCATTTTAACTTCAATCTTATGTCCAGTCCTACGAGAGTTTCCGTTATCATCTGTTTCCATTTCATCTTGTAGTGCATAATGCCCAACAAGTGCGGCTGATGTTGCTACTTGAACAGAAAACACATCAAACTTCTTTCTTTCATAGTGCATTATAGCATTACCATCTGCATCTTTTTCAATGTTTCCATTATTGTCCAATACAGGAACTTCGACATTAGTATTAAAACTGTGCTTCTTCTTCTCATTTACTTTCTCAAAAACGCTTCTGGCAATAGGTTGCACAAAGTTAGACAATGTTGTTTTACCTGTACCTGAAGTTTGAATGTGAAGAAAGTGTATTCTTGAATCTTCATATTCTTCTTCAAAGGGTACTGCAATAAAGTCTTTACATAACTGTCCTAAGATTGTAAAGAAACTAATTACCGCAGGAGTTTCATTATAGTGAGAAATGTCCATCGCTGACTTTTGGAACTGTTGCACAACAGCCGGTAGGTTTTGCTGAAACACAGCACTTGCTTGTTTGTAATCTTCAAAGATTTCATTCTCGTATTCTTCATCATATTCATCATTCATATTTTCACCTTCTTTTCTGAGTTTAAAGTATTTAGAATGCGTGAGGCTAAAACTTGCCCGACGCCATCAAGGTACTGTAATTCCTCTTCTGTTTGTTCTCCTATTTCCATAACGGAACCATACTCCTTGATTAGAAGTTTGGCTTTCTTAATTGATACACCTTTAATACTTGTGAGAACATCAAGTCTTAAATCATCCGTAGTCACTCTTTTGAATACTTCGGGGCGTATTACCTCTCTTTGTATTGGTTTCATCTTACATATTGCTGTGATGATAAGAGATGCTTCTTCTTCTGTTGGAACCCAAAAAGCCTTTACATCAGTATCTAATGTAATTCTTCCTATTGCTCCTAAGAATTTGTTGTTTAACATAATACTTCTGGCTGGCTCTTGTATGTTAGCCTTGCCATATTTCTTAACATTAAAGATGGCTTCTTGAATAGTGCCATAGATAATAACAACATTTGTTTTGTAGTGTCTATCCATGTTATCTATCTGAGTCCATAATCTTTTACTGATTACTGAACCCAAGAAATCTGTTGTTGATTTTGCTTCAAAACAAACATCATCAAAAACATAATCTCCTATTTCAATCCACTTCTTTTCAGTTTGTATATTCAAACTTCTCGCCTTACTCTCAACTAGTTTCACTAACTTAGAGCCTTCTTTTTCCCTGCTATCTATAATTAACATATTAGTCCTCCTTATCTAAAAAGGTCGGGTATCGCCAACACTTCCCCACGCAATACCCATCGGGGATTAGCACAGTTTTACAGAATGGTGTTTTGTAATTACCAAACACTGTAAATCGTGCATGTTTTCTTGTTTCATATTCGTCCCAGTCTAACCAAATTTCTTCATTGTTTTTTACTAATTCTTTAATCTCGTTCACTATTATGTCTAATACTTTCTGTTTTTCTTCTGTTGTTTGTAGGGGTCTTCTTTGCGTCAATAAATCTCTATACCAAGAAACAAGGTATGCTCTTGCCATATGCGAGGGATTCTCTACCATGATAGCATTGTGCAAACATGGAAGAATGGGTAATTTACCACTGTATTCGGGTACAGAAACCTCCCCTCCAACTGCTTCAATGGGGGGTGCGTCGGGAAACTTGGCCTTGATTCTGCCACCTATTTTGAAGGGTATAAGCCTCATACTTGATGCTAAAGAAAGTATGTGACTTACTTCTTTTGAAAGGTCTTCTACTATCAAGGGAATACAAAAGAGAGAATTACCTTCATTATTTCTAGAAGACATATTCACAGTATTTGGTACTCGCCTCAATCTAGTTGTTTGACCCACCCTATCATCAAGAGTTATATCATTACCTACTTTCGATATTAAGTATTGTTTAATCTCTCTAAAGAAAGATTGAATACTTCTCATGTCTTTCGCTTCCTCTCCGAATATAAACATATGAAACCCACGACCTGAAAAGAAAAGAGTATATTCAAATTCCTGTTCTAAAACTAACTCCATAACAATCTTAACATCTCTATATGCTTTCTCTATTTTCTCACCGTGGGCATCAAAGTCTAGAAAAATTCTATCAAGAATTACTGATGAATCTATCTTTGCAGTTTCTGAAAAATGCTCAAAGTCATACACTGTCGTATATACATTCGTTCTATTATTTTGAGCATTAACAAACTCAACATATTCATTCCTCGATAAGACTACTTTTCTTTTCATCTGTGGTGCGTTCTTTATGTGGCTCCCCGCCCATACTTCCCTCGGATATTTCATTTTCATTTCCTCCAAAATCAACTGTTGCTGTGTTTAACATTATTCTTATTACTCCGGCAATTTCACCGGAGAGTTTTGTTTTTATTGCATCTCGCATAACATCTTCAAAAGTATGTCCTACGAAACCTTCATTTATTTTTATTTCTCTGATGAGATTAAAGCGTTCGCTAAGTTTTGACTCATTATAAATCTCATTAGCAAGAGAATTAATAGTAGTTTTAAGATTGGAAATCTCTGAAAATGTCCAAGCCCTTGCTAAAACTTTAAGTTTAATTATTTCATTGTCCATATTTGACCGCCTCAAATCTATTTAGGAGGGCTTCTGCATAGCCCTTAATATCATCATCGTACTTTCCAAGATGAGATAGAATTGTTATCGCATCTTCCGCAATCTTTTCCATATTGTCCATTCAATCACACCCATGTATCTTCTTGAGCCGCATCGCAGATTCCAAAGAAACTACAAAAAGAACAAGTCTTGTAATAGAACTTAGTTGGAAACTGTTTCATTTCATATGCTCTTAGAAGTTTTGCTATGCTATACATAACAGAAGTCATAGAACGAGTCTTAACAGGTTGAGCAAACACATAGTTTGATACAGGATAGTACCAACCCCAATGAGTTACGGGTATGTTTGGGTCAAGACCATTCTTAATTAGAACTTCTTCGGGTGCATTTTCAATGAGTAGTTGATAGAATGCCATTTCTTTACGCATACTTCCTGCCTTGTAGTCTTTCCACGGCCCTGTTTTAAACTCAAAAGGAACATAACCTCCGTCTTCCATAAAGATTCTATCAATAATTCCTTGAATGTGAATCTTATAATCTCGTTGTAAAGTGAAGGGTTCATAATTAAGTGATGCATCGCCCTTGTACGGGCCTTGAGGGATAGTTATTTCCGCATCAAATTTACCTTCATTACATACTGGTAAGTATTCTTCTGTCTTATTTTCAGTTCTTGCTTCCAAGTAACGGTTTGTTTCAAAGGATGCTATGTTTAGTGAAATGTCATAGTATTCGTCAATGGGTGTTAATTCTGTAATGTAGTTGCTCACTTCATCAGCCGACATTGAATCTGCTTTCTTAACATCGAAGTCATTGAAAAAGTCCTCCCTATGGTTGTGTAGTACAGTACCTTTACGCATAGCCTCCGATTGGTCTTGAGGTAATCGTTGAATATAGGAAAAGTCGTATTTTTTATTGCACCAATCAAAAGACCCAAGAGAAGACTTGGTGATTTTTAAGATTGGCATAGACGGGTCATTATAATTCTCCGGCTTCCAGTCATATGTAAATTCATCCATACCGGATATAACTGCTTCATATTTTTCATCATTATTCATTTAAAACCAATCCTCTAATTTTTTCTGTATTCTTCCTGTTCTTATGCTTGATAAGTCCCAATTCATCGCTCGATAAATAGGCTCGGCCTTTTTCAAGACCTGTTGTGCGTAGTGTTCCCAATCCGGTTCATAATCATTGAAGTCTTCATAGGTTGTACCGGAGAGATATTCCACCGGCTTTTGTTCCTTAGTCAGTGGGTTGATAAAGGTGTCGTTATGTTTAACTTTGAGAAATAAATATGAATCATCAAAGGTCATACCTAATTTCTGTTTAGCGTAAATAACACCAGCAATTCCCGAACCAATACTGGGGCGTTTATTGTGCAAAGTGACAAACTTGTTTGTTTCTGTTCCGCACCTTGAACACCATTTAATGTCCAAACATTCGTGCAATCCATACTTTGAATTACATTCATTACACTTAACTGTGAATCTGTCACTTTTTAATCTACTTCTCTTTACTAAAGAAGCAATAGGTATTTCCTTCCTCAATACAGAAGAATATATGGCATACAAAGAAGCATTAATCTTTTCTAAAGGTTCTTCATTCACCCACTTCTTTAGGGCGTTAGTTTGAATTTCTTTTGCGAACGGAGTTTCACTTACTCTCTTAGCAGTAAATCCTGTCATGGTGAACTTAGGTTCATTCAACCATTCTCCATCATCCCAAGTAATCATACCGGCATTTCTATTTTTTGTTGTGCCAACACCTAATGCGGAGTAATACTTTTCAAACTCTAACACAACTGGGTGTTGTTCTAACTCCATCACATTAGGGAAATGTTCTCTAACAGAAGCCTCTATTTCTTTAATAGCACCTTGAGCCAATTCAACAGAATCTATTTGAACATAGATTGAATCCGTGTGTCCATAAACTACTTTCATTCTACTCCATCCCAAAAGTTTTCACTTGGTAGAACAGTTATTCCGTGAGTATCATAATCTTCTTCATATAAACTCAACTCCCTCTCCTTCCTTTCCAAGAAGAAAGTATCTATTTTTAGAACCATTTTCATTATAAGATTAATCATAGTATCACCCCAAGTAATATGTAAATTTCATAGCAGGAGATTCGTGCATCTCTTGTAATTCTTGAATGGCTTTATACATCTTAACAATGTGTTCATTCTCCTTATACAAGGATTCAATCTCCGCTTCTAGCCTCTTCATTTTCTTTTCTATTTCTTTCATAGTATTACCGCCATTATGGTTAGGATGGTTGCTATATTTACGACATTTACCATCATCAATATCTTATTGCTTTTAGCAATCATTAGAAGAAGTTCTTCTAGTAATTCGTTGGTTTTATCCATCATCATACTTCTTCCTCCTTGAGAATTATAGCGTTCCTCTTTAAGTTATTCATCATCTTGAGAATGTCACGAATTTCTTCTTTCGTTATTTCCCAAGTTTCATCAGTATCATATGATACCTTTACTGTAATTATTTTAGTTTTCATTATTTCCGCCTCCTATACATATTTTTACCACTATGTTTCTCCACTATACATATATTATTTAAATAATAACCTACTGAGTTAGAAGTTTTTATGTACTGGCTATTTCTTCTTTTTATTAGTATTCTATCAAGAATCTGCCTTGCAGAAAATGGTTCGGGGCAATCTTCAATTGCTTCCAGAATCCACTTCTCCATAAATCTATTTAGGTTTGGTTTTTTCATTCTTCCTCACCTGTTATTTCCTTAATGATTCTTTCTGCTTCACATAACTTACAGTGATGCCTTGCTTCAAATTGAGGGTTATGTTTTAATGGTTTTTTGCATTTCATACTTTCATCTCCTTTGCTTTGAATGCCGCTAATCTAATTGCTTCTCTTGCACTTGCTGTAATGCTTGCGGCCAAATTAACATCAGCCCAACCAAATCCTTGAAAGGCAACAATGCCATAAAAAGACGCCATTAAACGCTTTACAGCCATTTGATTATTATGCCACTTAACCACTTCTAAATCCTCTCCGGCTTCCCTTGCATCTCGCATAAGTCGCTTATATTCATTTCGCAACTCTTTCAATTCTAGAACTGCTCTTGGCAACAAACCCAATTTATCTGTTTTGTAGTAAAGCATATGCGTTCTTTTTGGTTCGCTAAAATCCCTCGGTGTAGCAATATCACAACCAAATTCAGTAGGTTCTTCGCTTTTAGTTTCCCATGAGATATTCCTAGAAATCATCATTGATGGGTACAATCCAGCAAAGTCAAAGGCCGCTACATTAAGATGCAATCCATTTGTATTCTCACTAAGCGGGTCATAAATCATAGCACCTTCGTACTCTTCTCTTTTATCCACTTTACTTCCGGTCTTACAAATCCAATCAGCATTACGCATAAAGTAAATAGAACCCATATGACTTGCATAAAAACACGCTTCAAATGGCGCAACCAACAAACGCTGTAAAGCAACGATAGCCTCACTACAAAAGTTTGTTTCATCTATTCGTACAAGCAATTCAACATCTATTAAAGCATATTTCAAATACGCATGTGTGTCTTCAAGCCAACCTCTACGGTAAAATTCATTCGGGTCTGTGAACTTAGTTTCTTTTGATTTACCTTCACCGAATAAAGTCTGTGAAACATATTCAAGACTCATTGATGGCAAAGTTCCTCTTTGGGAATCATTCCATTGACGCTCAAAAGCAAGGTCTAAATTGAGGGTTATGCGGCCCCCTAACGGCTGTTGTATGGGAGAGAATCCACTTTCACCCTTAGAGAAAGCAAAGCCGTTTCCTGTCTTCTTTACACCCTCTATGCGGTTAATTGGTGACATACGCATGGGGTTGATACCCAATGCACAACACCTTTCAAGGAGTTTAGGCAAATCGAATTTAAGTCCAAACCAAGCAATTAACATATCTGGGTCTTTGTCAATCATACACTGAATAAAGGATTCAATCATATCCTTTTCATTATCAAAGAATAGTTCTTTGTCACCATCATAATTGGGGAACCAAGCCCATTGATAATATTCCTTATCATAATTATCATAAGCAACTATAACAGTAATTTCATCATGGTGTTCTCCACCCTGTTGCCATTCCATATCCCAATACCACTTACGCAGTTTAAATTCGGGAAGTTTATCTAACTTATCAATAGCATATCTAAAACCGAAAGAAACATCTGCTTCGTATGTTTTATTCCACATCTTGCGAGCCTTGTAAATATCAGTGGCTTGTTCAACAATAACTTTCTTCAAAGGCTTTCCTTTTAAAGAAAGCCATTCACCCTTCTCATACTTGAAAGGTCTTGAAATATACTTGTTTAAGGTATAGTTCTCAAATTGAAACTCATCATCTTCAATAAAGAAGTATGGTTCAAATGCTTCAAGTTTGAATCGCCGTTCGCCGTTCTCTCTCCATGCTGTGTATATATGTTTTTCATCTATGCATTTACTAATTATCATTTTAATTACCACCCGAATACGGGGCTTTTAATATCTTTCTATCTTGTCCCACAATAAGTAATGGGAACTCATCTTTTACATAAAAATTCAATGGCTGTAATGGCTCAAAGAAATTATGTAGCGGGCCAGAATACTCAAGTGTGGCCGCTTCACCGATATGCGATTGTACTTCAATTCCTTGCTCATACTTATTAGAAGCATTCGTTGTGCTTGAAAGGGTTAGTTCCCCTTTCTCAAAGTTTAATTTATAGACACCGCTTTTGACCAATTCACAAAGACCAATGGCATCTTTAAACACTGTTGAATTTAACTTAAACGCACCCTCAAAGTTAGAAGAACCAAAAGCCCATAGTTTTTCTAATTCTTCCTCATAGGAGATGTGCTTAAGCATTTCACGAATCCTTACAATTGCATCCATGTTTGGATGATTAACAACCATAGGTAGGGAAGCAACTTTACTTCCAGAAGAAAGTTTCAAAAAATCTCCACTTTCAAAAATTACATCATCACCAAACTTTTTTAGATATGGTATGATTAGTTCAGCATTACCAATAAAAGAACCATTGTTTATACCTACTACTTCTAGTGTGATATTCATACCAAAGGTCATATCCCCATTCCAAATCTCCAAGTCATTATCAGCCAAAGTCATATAAAAATATGGCCCCATCTTAGAAGATGATAGCCCACTATTACCGAGATACTTTCCTTTGCCTTGAATATCTGTTAATGCTTTCTCCATTTGTTTATTATTTACTACGAACTTCATTTTATCTCTTCCATTTTCATTATGTTGTTATTTTTAATTATTATTGTCTTTCCTCCTATTTTATCAATAAAGAAAAAATTAGGAGAAACATAGTCGGTGAGTTGTAGTTTTTCCCTTGAAAGAACTTCACCTACTTTAGATGCTACTAAAAAAGTTTTGCCGATTTGTTGTTTCCACATTGGGTTCAAATCTTCCCCTCCCTTAATTCAGGAACACCGTTCCATTGAATCTTAGGGGGAGTTCCTTCTCGCACAGTCCATTTGTTTCCTACTAAATTACCATTGGTTCGTGAACCAATCAATTCAGCAGTAAAATGCAACTCGTTCTTTACTTTCTTCTTAGAGCAGTAAATCTCTTGCTCAAGTTTTCCGCCCCAATCTTTCCAAGCAGGTTGAACACCAATAGGTGTATTGTCAACATACTTTTCTGTTTCGTGAGTAATGTAAATCACATCACAATTCAATTGATAGATTGCTTCCAATAGGAAATAGAATGTCTTGTTTCTATTACCATACTGGAATGGCATAATCTTTGTCACAACTCTTGGGTTAGGATTAACCTTTAGAATACAACTGTCAAGCCAAGTATCAACACCATCCATAACGAATACAATATCTTCACCTGCTTCCATTTGCTCTTTAGCAAAGTTAATGAAGTCAAGAGAGTTTTGTTCGCTCTTGTCAATATCCATTATGTTATCCTTTCGCATTACAATAGGACAATACACATTGATTCGTTCTGTTGCATCATGGTGTTCAAACCAAGTTGATTCAACACCTCTATCCCAATCAAGAACATAAATATTCTTATCGGGGAAGTCCAATGCAATTCCAGTTTTACCAGTCTTGGGTTCTCCCCAAATACCTAATACCATTCGTGCTTTCCTATTTGCTCTTTTTTGAGCCATCAATTCTTTAAAATTTGTTTTTTCTTTCTTAATCCCTAGCAAGCCAATCACCTATATCATCTTTATTAATATTTACATCTTTACCATTAGCGGCACACCATGATTTGATAATGCCAAGTAGTTCGTCTTTTGATGAGCAAATCAATCTTGTTTCTTTAGTTCCAATATGGAACTTCATAAAGTACTCGCCCTTTCTTTTATCGTTTTCGTTCCAAGTGAGAAAGTCAACCTTTGCCAAATCAGCAATATAACTTTCCCCCTTAAGAATATATTTATTTTCTAATACATCATTCATTTATTTTTCCTCCTTTTGGAGTAGGCATCGCACCCACTCGAATATCATTCATTGGAATATATTTACACACGCACATAAGAATAAATTAATTTACTCAGAACCAATCAAAAGATTCTTCAGCAGGAGCATCCACTTGAACTGGCGCACCTCGCTTATCTGTCACTAAAACAGAAGAAACATTGATTGTCACTGGGTCTGCTTCTCCATCAACTAAGCGTTGTGAAGTACGACCAATTACAACAATTTCTGAACCAATACCAAAGTCAATCTCCAAATGTTCTGGAATCCAACAAGTAGTCATGTTTGACTCATTATCATAATCAAATTCAGCATTCAAGTCTGTAATGTTTAGAATACGATTACCGTTTGAAGTTGGCATCATGTTCATATTACAGACTGTACCGCTTGTCACAATAAAGCGGTCTTTGGCAGGTAGAGTTTGGCGAGTAATATGCGCTCGGTCAAGTTCAACCAATTCAACCATATGACTTTCAAAGTTTTCATTTAGAATACTCAACCAATCAACTTCGCCCATATCTCGATAGTCTGAGTTTTCTGGGTCTAAGTCAGCATTACGAATCAAACTGTTCTTTGTTGTCATAGTCATTCCATACAGATTGCTACCGTCTTCCGAAGGAATAGCAACGAAGTGTACGAAGTCATAACATTCAGGAACAAACTCTACTCCGCCTTGATTCTTATAAGAGAATTGAAGGGGCTTCATATCCCCACCATCAACACTTCCATAAAAGATACCACTTCGACGCATTTGTTCCAAAGGCAAAGGCTTACCATAATTACGGTTTTCTCCACCGTTCATGTATGTTTTGGTATTGTCCAATGGAATGACCATAGCACCATCTGGCATTTCTTCTGCACCTGTTGGCAAATCGGAAACCATTCGCTCTTGATATTCGCCATCGTGATAACGGCTAACCATCCACTTACCCAAAGCATTTTGAGTAGCAATTGCTACATGGCCTTCATTCAAAGCATTATCTGAATCACGGTTGTATTCTTCCTTTGCTCGATTACGGTTCCAACTCATCATATCTCTTGGTGCTTCTAAAGCAACAAAGAAACCAAAGCATTTCTTAACAAGAGAATTACTTCCTGTACTTTGTGTTTGTTGTCCTTGTTTTGCCCTTCGCACAACTTGAGCCGCAAATGAACGCCATAGGCCCAAACCTAAATCGTCATTCAGTTCAATGTTGTTATCGGAACAAATCTCCGTATATTTTTCTGTTGCTTCCTCCACCGTCATACTTAGGTGTTGTGCGCTCTTTTCTATTTCGTTTTGCATTTTCTCGCTTAACATATTTTCACTTCCTTTTTTCATATTAGTTGCCCGACCATCCATGATAGTAATACTTTCGGAGTCATGGTAGTTGAGCGGTATTCGCTTTCTCCGACTGTTCTTAACAGTTTATACTTGGTAGTATTATCCAAGCCATCCGAAGCAATCACAGCATTATGCAAACCTAAACAGATTTGTTTAACGCTACGGCCTTCATAAATAATTTTATGAAGGTCTGCAAGTGCTTTGTTTGGATTCTTATTTAAAATTTCAATTAGTATTTCATTGTATTCTTGATGAGATGATTCGATTTGTCTTGATAATGAGAAGCCGGATGATTTAGCGGCTTGTATCTCAGTAATCGCCCTGCGTAAGTCACCATCTAACTCATATATAAAACCTGTTAATTCATCATCATCAAAGGTGTTTATCTCTTCTGTATGAAGTATTCCTTTGATTACTTCAAGAATGACTTCATTAGAGAGTGGCTTAAAATGATAGTTAGCACACCTACTTTGCAGTGGGTGGATAATTTTACTTCTGTCATTACAAGTGATAATGAAACGAATGTTATTAGCATATCGTTCCATAAGTCGCTTCAACGCACTTTGAGCATCAATAGTCATTCCACCCAATTCATCTAATAAACAAATTCGGAAAGGTACATCACCAATAGTTCCGCTTTGAGCGATGTTCTTAATTGTTGTTCTAACAACTTCAAGTCGTCTATCATCGGAAGCATTTACTTCAACGAAGTTGTCTTTAAAGTTATCACCAAGAATACACTTGGCTAAAGCAATTCCAGCCGCAGTTTTACCTGTACCGGCATTACCAAACAATAAAACATTTGGCATATTTTTATCTTCAATCCAACTCGTAGCATCCATTACGAAGTGTTCCTGTCCTACAATTTCTCCAATTTTATTGGGTCGATATTTCTCTGTCCATAGCATTTTTATATTCCTCCTTTAAAGTCCATTTTTGTTGTTTTGTTACATTACATAATTCTGTTTTGTCAGCAACCCTACGCATAAGATTACCTAATTGATTCATAGTAGGGGCATAAAAACCTCTTCGCCTACCATAAGTTGAGCGCCTTCCATTCTTTATTTTATGGCTAGAAATCACAGGCTTCTTTTGTTTAAGTGCATCTAATACCTCTCCGGTTGTTAAATCACCTTTTTCTAATACCTTAATTATATTGTTTAATACTTTGTCTTGTTTCATAGATAATCACCTAATGTTGTTTGTTTTACCCTAACTGGGTCAGTCTTCTTTCTTCGCCGTTTTTCACCAAGTCCAAGAATACGGCATTCGCCATTATTTAATTTTGTCTTAGCATATTCTACGAACTCTTCGTCCTTTAAATACTGTCGAAGTAGGCGTTCTTCTCCTGTCTTTATTCCTAATCTTTTAATCAGTTTAGGTTTCTGTGAATACTTTCCACGCTTAGGCATCTTAACTTGTCCGAATGTTTTTCCAGCGTGTGTATAGGCTAACATCTCATAAAAATATGATTGAGGCCATCTTCGTTTAACCACACCATCAATAAACAATAACTTGTTAGGGTGCATATTTTCAACTAACCAAGATACAATCTGCGTATCTGAAGGTTTGTTATACTTTAGAATGTCTGCCATCAAATCTCTATTTGATTCTCTAAGATACATTGACACTAAACTAAAAGTATCTTGTTCCATTGATAATGGTTCACTTGAGCGAGGGGCTATTTCCCTAATTGAATTAAGAAGATATTTGTTTGACCCTGCTCGTTTAATTTGGCACATACTTTTAATGTCTTTAGGTACGCTCTTTTCATTAAGAGAAGTTATTACCACTTGCCCCCTGTACTTTCTAAGAACATTAAGTATCTCATCTTTCTTGGGCTTCAAATGAATGTCTTCGATGATTATTCCATCATCTTTAGACATAGAGCCTAAGTCCCTTATATCCATTTCATTAGCATAGTACACTGGGGCAGTAGGCAACCATTCTCTTGCTTTAGTTGATTTACCTGTGCCTACTTTACCTGTCAAAAGAATTGGTCTTTTTAATTCCATTGTTGTAAATCCCATTATTCTATCCCCTTCAATTCAAATAATCTTTCCAAGCCTTCTAATTGCAAGTGTCTATCGTTTGCCACAATTTCAACTGCTTCTCTAAAAACCAACCATTCATCCTTAGCATCGGGTAGATTATCTGGTACTAATTCACACAGGCGGAATAGATTTTTAATTCCACCTATTCTTAGGATAGGTTTTTGTCTAGTCTTATGTTCTGTTTCCTTGTAGGTAGTTTGGATTTGGTGTTGTTCTAAACTTCTTTTAATGGCTAACAAGAATGTTGCATTTGCTCTTAGATTTACTCTTAGTCTAACCCGATAACCAATTTGTGATTTGTCGTTTCTGTCTAAGTAAATGTCAGTCTTTGACATACCTAAAACTATTCCGATTAACATATCTTTACTATACATGATTAGTCCTCTTTCTTTGCGTATTCGTTGTTGTCCGGCCAATAGCCTTCAACTTGCATATTAGTTTCTAACCAAAAGAAGTGCGCCGCTTCTATGGTATCTTTACCACGAATTACTGCGTTTCTTTCAGCATTAGCAATCATATTTCGAATTGCTGTATCTGTCCATTCTTTCAATAATCTAATTGCTCCGTGGCTAATTGATAAATCAGTTTCGCTGTTAGCAATCTTTCTTAGACTGAAAGTAGTATTCATCTTATATGCTTCAACAGGTTCCGGTTCGGGTGTAATAAACTTCCCATCAGTAAAATATGGAACCTTCTTAGCCAACAGTTTCATTGGCCTTCCTTGAGCAGTTGTAATGTCTTTTAAATGGGCATACCCATCTGAATCAATCTTGATACAACTGTATGTCTTAAATTCAATTACTGTTAATCCACCTACTTCTATCATATTAATCTCTCCACATCTTCAATTGTATTAATGTCTGCTACGAATTTATCGTCACGGATTCTTTTCATCCGAGGGAATCGCAAACCAATGTTCCCTTTTGCGTCTGTACTAATCAAATCAGCCTTCACTTCTAAAACAACTCTCGGAAGGAATACATATCTTCCATTGTCAAATGATTCAACAATCTTTCTTAGTTGGTTAGTTAAACTAATTAAATCACTATCCGAGAATCCTGTACCAATAGAACCGATATTTGTAAAACCAGTTTCGGACTTTACACCGATTTCAAATGTACCAAATACATTTGACCTACGACCCTCTCCATAAGAAGCCGCAAGAATAACCACATCTAATTCAATTTGTGGCGGTTTGTATTTAGCCCAACCAATGCTTCTTTTACCTGCTTCATAAGCAAGTGTT